CTACGATAACCGCGCATTCAACATGGCTACCTGTTCGTCGTTCATGTCATCAATCCACATACCGTAAATTTCATACACCATCTGCGCAGTTTCATGCCCCATCTGGCTGGCTATAAACGCCGGGTTCGCTCCTGCCGTCAACAGCCAGCAGGCAAAAGTATGCCGCGTATGGTACGGATTACGGCGGCGAATGCCAGCACGTTTTACTGCTGCATTCCATCTCGCACCCAAACTGCTTACCGAGTAATAAGGTTTCTGTTTTCCGTTACACACTCTGGGCATGAAAACAAAATGCAGTTTTTGCTTTTCGGTTCTGCCGTACTCCCGATGATAAAAAGTGATTTCGCTTTTGCGATGATGCCCGGTCAGTTTGTATTGCTCCTTCAGTGCTTCAAGAGCAGGCTGCAGTAGTGTTACCGTCCGGATCCCCGCATTTGTTTTTGGGGGACCGAACATATCAAGTATCGTCAGGTTTCTTCTGACATTCACAATTCCCTTCTCGAAATCCACATCCTCCCACGCCAGAGCAGCCAGTTCCCCGTGACGAAGCCCTGAGTAAATGGCAAATTTCCACAAGTTCTGGCTCTGTCCTTTTTCACTTTCCATTAATGCATTGAATTCTGTTTTAGATAACGGGTCAGGCTTTATTCTGTTTCTCTGTAATTTTTTTACTCCTTCAAATGGTTTGGTTGATATAAATCCCGACTGATACGCAAAACGTAACAACGAACAGAGCAGGGCGATATAGTTATCAACTGTGCGCACGGTTCTTCCTTTTTTGTTGGATCTTGGATTATCCAAGTAAAGCGTTTCTCCATGCAGCAGTTCATTCCGGTAGTTTAAGATATCGCTATAACGAATATGCGATATCGGGGTACTCTCACAAATTATTATTCTGAGTGTTTTTAATTGTGATTTCGTTTTCTTCATTGTGTTTGTTGTTAACTCTGTTTCTTTAATTTTTGTCCAGATATCACAAAGCTCCCCGAACGTTTTTATGACCCTCGTTGTCACCATTTTTGCCCCAGTGCTGGACTGGGGAAAACGTCTTAAATACTCAAATTCACCGGAATTGATTTCATGAACTATCAACGCTCTTAAATTCCCGGCTTTTTTAATGTTACTGTTAGTAACCTCCCAGCCTTTCAATGTTTCCCGACATCGTTTTCCTCGAAACATGAACCAGATGCGAATGTATTTACCCCGAATCTCGACACCTGTTGGTAATTTAGACATATCATGAGTCTTCGATAAACTGATTTATCTTCGGATAGTTGTACCAGATAATCCCTCGCTTGCTATCTGGCTTACCTAAAGGAGATACTCGTTTGAAGTGGAAGCCTTCCACCCAACAGTTCTGGCGGTATGCTTCAATTTGTCTGTCCCCCAGACCAGTACGAAGCATCAGACCGTATTCAACCATCCACTCTTCATTAAAGATCACTTGTGCCATCGTATCACCTCTGGCGGGCGACAATATTAGACTGAAATTGACGCCCGATGTTGATTATTAATAATCAGCTATGAAGTTATAATCTGAATACAATGCAATTCACGAGGACAGAAGTTTCTCGCAATTAAAATTTATCAGTTTTACTTTCTGCTCTCTGGAAACGCCTGCTTCTTTTTTCCCCGAGAGCATTTTTTCGCATTCCGATTTGGTTAACTTTGTTTTTGAGTACCTTGTCCAGTTAGTAGGAGTGCCACCTTCCTTTTCAATAGTGGCGGTAATTTTATACATGAACACCTCCATTATTATTTCCAGTGCTTCGTTTATTCCATCGTTCGAGTGCTTCTTTTTCACTTCCACCATAGCCGGTTCGGGATTCGCATCCGTTACACTTCGCGCGGTAATATCCTGAAATGGCTTTCACCGTTACTGATGGACAACCACAAAAAGGGCATGGTTTGACTTTTTCATACCGCATTGTCTTTTCTCTCATATAATAAAATTTTGTGATGGCGGTGAGGCTACACCGCCAAAGTCAATATCAGGAGCCGATATATTCTGGTTTCATATCTGTCAGTGTCGTTTTATACGCCTCATATAATTCACCCAGATGTGGTCGTGCAGCATTCAACGTATTTTCCAGAGCAGTAAATTTTTGTTCTGCTTCTGGATCACCTGATGAAGGCAGGTCATTTATCATCTTCTCGATACTGGTAATAGCATTGAGACGGTGATGACGCCGAACCACTTTTCCTTTAAGCTCGGCAAAGAATTCGCCGATCTGGTTTTTCTGAGCCTCTATCTCTTGGCGTAATGCGGTGGTTTCCTCAGTCGTGGCCGCGCTTTCGACACGCTGCCGGAATTCATCAATCCACGCTTCGTCAATACGCTGTCCGATGGTTTCTGTTCGCTGCTCGCTTACCTCGCTATAATTCTGTACCGGCACAGGATTGATGATTTTTTCCTGTGGCTCTTCCAGTTCGTCTGGGGTATACACGCCCAGGATGACGTCAGGACAATAAAGGCGAGCCCAGTATTTCAACGCCAGATAGGCGAGCTGTTGTTTCGGGTTTGAGGTCCATAAAGGAGAATTACGCGTAATCACGCTGGAAAGAAACACCGGTTCTCCCCAGGTAATCTCACTTTCACCGCGAAGAACTGCACCAACTCGAACTGAGAGACCATACTCATCTTCACTGGTCCAACATGGGATCGTTTCTTTTTTCTCATAGATTCCGCCTCCTTTGGCCGTTTTCTTAACGGTCTCCACTCGGGTGCGAGAGCATTTCTCCCAGTCTCCCTCGTACTTGTAATGGAAGCGGCCTACAATTGCACTTGAGCTAGAGATCACAGCGTTAACCAGTTGTGCTTCATAACCCAGAACTCCGTTTACCAGGTGTGTTTTCTGAGCCACAGCGTAGGGGTTCATGCCCCATTGCATGGCTTGCATGATGATTGCCATGCAGTCGGCAGGATTTCCGCGAAGGTGATCGGGAACTGTGACGGTGGCCTGTGACATCAACCCGGCTACTGCCTGAAGTTGCGTCAACGCCTGAACGTTAAAAATAGTGTTACTGGCAGAAATGGTATTGGGTGTCTGCTCTGTCGTGATGATATTGGTATTTTGCATGGTCAGGTTCTCCATTAAGCCAGATGCAGTGCTTCAAGACGACGAAGATCAAAGTCGTTTAATTCGTCGGTATAACTTTCGGTAATCGGTGCTGGCCAGTTGTTTGTCTCTAGGGCTTCGTTTATCTGGCGTAGCGTCCGGCGATATTCCTGTCGACCAAGTTCCAGGAGTTCCTGCGAGGCTTCCACGACTGCCACCCAGTGATAGCCAGCATCTTTGTTGACGAAGATCCAGAAAAATTTGTCCAGATTTGCCACATCGCAATACATTGCGGCGCTGAGGTGATAATCACGCTCAATAATTTCACGGTGCAGGCGATCTTTAAGTCGTTCCTGCCGCACATAACCGAGGCTGACTGACTTCACGTCAGCGCAGATGCTTTCGTATGGCAGCCGGATTTCGATATCAGGACGGACCCTGATTTCCAGCCCGGTTTCTTCATCAAACCCGAAATAGCTGATTTCAGATTTGCGATCCGGGTGGTTGAGTAGCCTTGCTGCATCGGTATTGTTTTGCAGCGCCGCGTGAATATTTTTTGCCTGTTCATACATATCCGGACTGATAAACGTTTTCCCGGCGTTTTCTTCTTGCTGGCGTTTTTGCCAGTCCTCCAGCGTCACCAGTTCCGGGCGAATTTTCCGTGCGATTTCGGTTAATTGCTCTTTTGTGCCACTGATGTTGTAAGGCAAAGATTTAGCACGTTCTTTTTTTGCCAGTTCTGGGTCTACAGTTTCAATTTGATCCAGAAGCTGCTCCCGTGCTCCACTGGTTTTCAACAGAGGAGGGAGGCTTGCGTTGTATTCTTTAATACAGGCTTTCATTGCTGATGCTGTGTGTTTTTCCCCCTCAGGAATACGCCGAAATTTCACCGGAAGCGAACCGTAAAGGATGCCTGTTTCTTCGGCCCCAGCACTTACAGACAGTGGCTGTATAAGAGTGCTGTTGTAGCTTTCGATCCACTCTTTCATCTGCTCTGGTGTCATCAGTGCTGGCAGACTGCTATTGTGTTTTTTAATGATGGCGATCAGTTCGTTAGAAGTAGTAACCACATATTCAGGAACCGGTACCGGAATGGCATATTCATCAGCGAATTTATCCGTTTCCAGAACATAGCTGTGAATGATCCGCCCACGCAGTAGTGCATCACTTTCCTCGTTCGGAATAGTTCCGGCAATGTGCCGCCCGTGGTAATACATCAGGCTGATACGGGCATCCTTCAGCATCGTGCTGCTTATTCCGTTGGCGGAGTGATAAACCTCGTTCGGGAGGTTTTCATAGCGGCCAGGCTCGAAATATGACGGCCACATGATTTCAGTTGCTACAGGAGCTGACGATTCACCAGTTTCATCACTGCAATCGTGATGCGGATCGCTGCCAGCATTTTCATTGTGCTGATGTTCAGCACCTTCCATTTCCTCCGGATCTTTTTCCTGAGATTCCTCCAGATTTTCTTCATTAAAGGTTTCCTGATACGTTGTGTCGCCCATCACCGCGCCACAATCAGGGCAGTAGCCGCCGCCAGTCTGACCGCAGGCGGTGCAAACTTTCTCCGCTTCCTGTTGTTGCACTACTGGCTCAGGCTGTTTCGTTTCTGGCTCGTTTTGTAACGCGTTTGGGCTGTTTTGTTCCGATTTTCGGTCGTTCTGTTCCGCTTCTGCCTGATTCTGGTTCACAGAGTCGCGGGTCTGGATACCCTTAACCCATTTCGGATCATTCGGGTCACTAATTCCTTCAACAAATTCTCCACGAGAGGCAGCCAGTAACTTGTCTGCATCGACAGGATTTTTGGGCGGAATGTTTTCCCTGGCTTCATGGAGTTCTGCCCGCTTTTTCTGGTATTCCGCTTCAACAGGGTTTACCTGTGACTGAGCATCCAGCGGCTGCGTGTTCTGATGATGTTCAGCTGCATCCGGTTCCACTGTTTCAGCCGTTGCCTGTTCATGTGCCATTGCGCCAGATGGTTGCGGTTTTTCTTCATCATCCTGTTTTTCTTCTTCTGTTACACGCTGCGGCATCGGGGCAGAGGCGCGACCGCAGGCAATATCCACGATTTCCGGATCAGGGTTGGCATGATCGGTTTCAGTCAGTACTTTGTTCAGATATTCAGTGACGTGTGCGGGGATGACCTCGATCCCAATTGGTGCTTCTTTTACGGACGCAACCACGATGGCGCGGGAATAATCCAGCCCGCCAGGCATGGTGATGAATTTGTCGCGGAAAACAGAAAAGGGCGGTTTATTTTCAGCGATAATTTCCTCAATGCGTTTAGCGTGTGCCGGATGAAGGTTATAGATGTCCACGTCCATTGAACGGGCCAGTACGCCAGTGGCTACATCGCGCGCCAGTGACGTCAAATCGTGGACGAAACCTTCGCCGCGATCGGTGAGGTTCCCGCCGCCAGCATTAGCGCCGGAAGCCGTGCGCGTGATACGCGAAACACGATTTCCTTTCATCCACTCTTTTGTCAGCAGACCTCGATCGGTGTAGTCTGCGTCCAGGTATGCTTCGAAAAAAGCAGTCATCAGCCCCAGACTTGAATTGCCAGGATGAGGGAAAACTCTGTCAGTATCACGCACCAGTTTGTGGAGATCGCGAATTTCCAGCGGGTCGAGCAGGCTGGTTTTGTGGGAAACAGCTAGGGCAGTAACAGCTGGTAGTTCCTCAGCCCGTGCAATGTGTAATGCCTTGAGTTCGTCGCGTGAAACGTGCGTTACCGGTTTTTCGCTGCCGTGTTGAGCAAGCCAGCGAATGGGCAGCTCCTGGCCAGAAATCGGGAGTAGCATATTCTCCTCAATCTCCGTCATGTCTTCGCCATTAACATTGGTGTTGTCAGTGCTGGCGGGTTTGTCCTGCGCAGAGGGTGACGGGGCGATAAATACCATTGTGATGCCATCCTCCCCGCCTTTTTCGTATCGGTTGCAGAATTCCGTATCAAATACGCCTTCTGGTGGGAGGTCATCAACAACGGGCAAATTGACGCGAACAGGTTTTTTAAAGTCATCTTCATCGTAGCCAGCATCGTCAATCGCAACAGCACCACGGGAGATGGCAATGGATAATTTTTTCGCTTCAGCCCAGTAGAAACCGCCTTTAATACCGAGACGTTTTCTTACTTTGTCATTTTTTGCTTCGTAATACAGTGGGTAAACTTGTTTATCGGTGCTCATTGTTTTTTAACCTCAACTCAGATTAAAATTATTGCGAGTGATGAATAAATGTCCCAGGTTCTTCACTCAGGCCTGCACTGAGTGCAGGCCTTTTTCCCATTCAGATTTCACCTTTTAGTTCCATTTCAATCAGAGTTGCCATAATCCTGTCTTTTTTCTCTGCTGGAATATTCTTTATGATGTGTACCAGGCACATTTTTTTGACACCTCCGTGAAGTGTTTTTACGTTGCCTGATGGACCGTCTATATCAACCACGGTGAATGGGGTTTCTTTATTTTCTGTTTTAATCACGTAGCCAATGCGTTTTCCTTCCAGGCTAACTTCGTGAACAATGTCATCAGTAGTAACAACAGTGGCTTCATAACTGGTAATCATGTTTTTCTCCTTAATTAAGGTTGAGCGAATCCCTGCCATTGCTGGCATAAATTCAGTTTCAAATAGTCAGTTAATTAAAGTTCGTGTGCCATCTGGTCTTTTTCGGCACAAGCTTCACTGCAATATTTTCTCGCTTCGTTTTTTGATAAAGTCCCGTGCATGAAGTGAAGAATTCGTTCAATCGCTTTGCTTTCTTCAACATCTTTATTGCAAAGGTGATAAGCACATTTTATTTTCTTATCCATCACCATGACTCTGCCTTTACGGGTAAACCATCACGACCGAGGAAGACTTTAATCATGCAGTCAGAAATGCATGTTTTTGTGGTCAGGCTACGAATATAAAGCTTACGCTTTTCAATATTGTTCGCAGAAGCAATATATGTACGGCCTTCATGAAGAACATAATCACCGGGAGTCACACACTGACGTGGAATTTCATCAGTTCCAAAGTGATGGGCAATCATAATTACCTCCATTTTTACAAATGAGCTTTGTTGATGCGGTGCCTGGTGCCTCCAGGTGACGTTAACCAGTTAACAATTAACGCCGGATCACTAATGGATTCTCGTTACACTAGTAAAAAGACTGCCTTTACTGTTTTAACTGTTCCGCGTGCGCTTAGCCGCATTCACCGCATCACAAAATTCACTTTAAAAAGGGCGAGCATCAGCCAGCAATTAAACCGATGCCGCCAACAGGTACTACACACAGCAATGTCGTTATTTACAACCGGAGGTGCACTCCCACCATTTAAATTTAACAGACAAGACCGACTCTTTATGGATACCGGAAGTGCGCCTTCGTGTTGTGCCCGGCTTTATTTCACCACCTCCGGGCTTCGGTGGTCTCGGCTATACTCCTACAGCGAGAATATTGAATTAATCCAAATAATGGATTAGTAAGTATTTCTGGCAAGCCAGCGACGCGCGCCAGATTCGGTTTTAAACGTTTTGCTTCTGGTATACGTCATCGCGGTGAACGTACCGTCCTGGTTTGGAAACACGCCACATACCAGAGATTTGTTGTTGCCAAGATCGATAGTATCCATGTTGACCTCATTTCCCCTTAACGCCGGGTGGCGGAACAAAAACCTGCTGCGCTGCTACTCAATGTTATTCGTTATCCCGCCGTCATGTTCTTACGCCTCGGGCTGGCTACTTAACCCCTGACCACTGCCTGGTAACTCGAAGTATTGCCCTGCGTTCTGTGGGGCGGGGTGGGGTGGTGAAACAAAGAATGCACTTTAAAAGTTACAATGTCAACACCTATAAAGTTAGTTTTGTGTGGTAAAAAAACCGCTTTGATGCGAAGCGGTTCTATGAAAAAAGGGAAGGTATTATCTGGGGAACTGGCGTCTGGCGTGTACGATACTCACAATTTCAATACTTGAAGTGGCTACACGGTAAAGAATTATATAATTAGGATGGGCTACAATCTCACGCAAACCCGGAACTCTGTCACTTGGTGGGTATAAATACGGATGTTCGGATAACGGCAGGACGCAAGTTCTTAAGCGTTTCCACAAGCGTTCTGCCGCATTTATGTCGAAACGTGCAATATAGCTAGTTATATCATCCAAGTCACTATCTGCGCTTTCAAGCCATAATACGGGTAACATTTACTGCTTGCTCCGTTCCTTGCGCATTTTAGCAAAGCGTTCTGCCATTCTGCGTTCGACTTCATCATGGGGAATTGCTGGGCGCGGATCTGCAAGGCTTGCAGCTACTTTGGCTCGCAGCCATTCGTTGTAACTGTTTTCTTGTTCAATAGTTTCAAACTCAGAAACCATTGGTGAAAGGGCTGTATTCATTACACACCTCCTCTTACAGGCGATAGAGATTACGCTAAATTCCCTTTTTGGGCTGCAAGCCACCTTGCGACTGTGCGATCCATCGACTCTTTTTTGTCTTTCATATCTTTAAGCATTTGTTCTTGATCTTCCTCTGGAAATGCTCCGAATGTTTGAAGTAGTTCCCGTTGCCTGGGACCTATTTTCATCGTATCAGGCACCACAACCTGCTCTTCATCGTTTGGCGGTAACATAAACCAATATGGGGGAAAGCCTGTTACTTCTGAAAGTTTATCAAGATTAGCTGTTGATGGACTTGTGATGCCGTGAACCCACTTTTGGACCGATTGTTGGGCAACACCAATCCTGCGGGCTAGTTCCGCCTGCTTCAGTCCCGTTTTTTCCAGCACCAGTTTTATCCGGTACGTGGTTATTTCAAGAGTAGTCATTCGCTTCATGCATTCATTTTACATAAAAAAAGTGTAACTAGCACAGTTAACTTATAAGTGTTGATTGAGTAACTTTAAAAGTGTATAAATTATGGCAATGGCAATTCACTGGAGTTAACGATATGCATGAATGTTTAAAAAATAAAATTCACCAAAGAGGACTATCCCAAGCAGGTATTGCTCGCTTGATTGGGTTACCGCAACAGGTTGTATCTCGATGGGCTAATGGCCACCAGGTGCCAGCCTCAAGGGTTTTGCAATTGTGTGAGATTATGGGGTGGGAGGTTACTCCCCATGAACTCCGACCAGATATTTACCCTAATCCCACCGATGGCTTGCCTGCTGGATATAAGGCTAACACTGCATATGCTCGGGAGGGTGATTCATGAAAATCAAGCATGAGCACATCCGCATGGCGATGAATGCCTGGGCGCGTCCGGACGGTGAAAAAGTTCCGGCAGCCGAGATAACCAGGGTTTATTTTGAGCTGGGCATGACGTTTCCTGAGCTGTATGACGACGGCCATCCGGAAGCCCTGGCCCGTAATACCCAGAAAATTTTCCGCTGGGTGGAGAAAGACACCCCTGATGCGGTTGAAAAAATTCAGGCGTTACTGCCAGCGATCGAAAAGGCAATGCCGCCTTTGCTGGTGGCCAGAATGCGTAGTCACAGTTCAGCTTATTTTCGGGAGTTGCTGGAGACACGAGAACGACTGGTGAGAGACGCTGATGATTTTATTGCAGTCGCAATCGCCGGTTTCAATCAGATGAACCGTGGTGGCCCGGCGGGTAATGCCGTGGTGATGCACTGACTGGCAATAGTTATACCGGATCGCCTCCGGCAACTCGTGAGTAAAAAGATTCGGTATCAGAAGAGGTGAGTATGGCTAATGCCTGGCTCAGATTATGGCATGACATGCCAAATGATCCCAAGTGGCGAACAATTTCCAGGGTGTCAGGACAGCCAATCGCAACGGTGATGGCGGTTTATGTCCACCTTCTGGTGAGTGCGTCACGAAATGTCACGACATGTCACGGCGTGTCACTACGTGGTCACATTGATGTCACGACGGAAGATTTGGCAAGTGCGCTCGACGTGACAGAAGAGTCAATTGATTCAATTTTGCAGGCAATGCAGGGGCGGGTACTTGATGGAGATTTAATCACCGGATGGGAAAAACGCCAGGTACTGAAAGAGGATAACGGTAATGTTTCACATACCGCGAAATCCCCGTCAGAGCGGAAGAGAGCGCAGCGTGAGAGGGAAAAATTACGAAAACAGAATGAGGGATGTCACGATGAGTCACGCATATGTCACGACATGTCACGACGAGTCACGACAGATAAAGATACAGATAAAGAATTAAACCCCACACATAACGCGCGCGTGCGCGAGAGTGCTCCGACCAGTGAACCGAACGGTACGCCGTTGCAGGTGGCGGAAACTGAATTTCCGGATGGCCTGAGTGAACCCATCGGGAAATTTCCGATGACCGGTGGCTGGCATCCGTCGCCGGATTTTCGACGGCGTGCTGCGCTGTGGGGAACGGTCCTGCCGGAACCGGAATTTACACCTGCTGAACTTGCCGCATTCCGGGATTACTGGATGTCGGAGGGCAAAGTGTTCACGCAGGTTCAGTGGGAGCAGAAATTCGCCCGTCATGTAAATCACGTCAGGGCACAGGTCAGACCAGTAAGCAAGGGGGGCAGCCATGCAGCAGCACCAGGTGGCACCGCATCACGGGCAGTTCAGGAAATTCGGGCAGCACGTGAGCAGTGGGAACGTGAAAACAGATTTATCAGCGACGGAAACGGCGTGGAAGCTGTGGGAACTCATGGGGGAGGTTTATTCGAACCGCTGGACTCAGAAGAACGGGGCCGCACCTTCGAAGCTCTGGATTGCACAGATTGGCGCGATGACTGAGCAGCAAATCCGGCAGGTCTGCCGCCAGTGCATGGACCGCTGCCGGGCGGGTGAAACCTGGCCTCCGGACCTGGCTGAGTTTGTGGCGCTGATTTCGGAAAGCGGGGCCAACCCGTTTGGTCTGACTGTGGATGCCGTGATGGAAGAATACCGCTGCTGGCGCAATGAGTCCTGGCGATACGACGGAAGTGATAAATATCCGTGGTCCCAGCCTGTGCTGTATCACATTTGCCTTGAGATGCGGACAAAGGGGGTTGAGCGCCAGATGACGGAAGGGGAGTTAAAACGACTTGCAGAACGGCAACTGACGAAATGGGCAAAGCATGTTGGTATGGGTCTCAGTGTTCCGCCAGTCCGGCGGCAACTGGCGGCACCAGAACGCTCGTCGGGACCAACGCCAGCGGAGTTGCTGAAACAGGAATATGAGCGCCGGAAAGCGGCCGGTTTTGTCTGAGTTGAGAAATAATTTTTACCGGGAGGAAATTTTAATGGAGACCGTTTTTGATGCGCTGAAGGCAATGGGTAAAGCGTCATCACAGGAAGTTGCTGCACGTCTGGGGATGACACGGGATGAGGCGATTAACGAGCTGTGGAAGCTGAAACGCCGGGGTGAGGCAGATAACAATGGCCCGATGTGGTGGCTGACGCAGAACGACGAAAATGCACCAGTGGAGCAAGCGCCGAAAGTGACAGCACAGATGCTGATTGATGCGATTGAACAACATGGTCCCCGGACGGCGGAAGAGCTGGCATCAATGTTCAGAATTACTTCCCGCCGGGCGAACTCATCGCTGGCAACGGCAATCAGCAAAGGTCGTCTGATTCGCGTTAATCAGGATGGTAAATATCGCTACTGCATGCCGGGCGATAATTTACCGACAGAGCCGAAAGCTGCGCCGGTAACGAAAACGGCTGGTAAAGCCTTTCCCCAGCCAGCAGGTGTTGCATTACCAGTACAGGAAGCGGCAGCACAGGAAAAAATTAAAGCAGAAACGGTGACTGACGTTGCCCGGTCACTACCATCGCGCACTGAAAAACAAGCGGATGACCTGGTTTTACCATCGCTGCATATGGCAAACCGCGAACTGCGTCGGGCGAAAAGCCATGTCCGCAAGTGGGAGCGGGTCTGCGCCGCGCTGCGGGAGCTGAATGAATGCCGGGATGTTGTCCGACAGATAAATTCTTCCGCAGGTGATGCAAAGTGAGATGGCGTCACTGGGTGTGTGCCGAGATACTGATTCTGCGGCAGTGCGCGGGAACAATGACGGTCGAAACCATCGGCAGCCTGACTGGTCGTAGTGGCGCGGCGGTCAGAACGAAAGCACGGGAGCTGGGTATAAGCATGATGCTACGGGGCGATTATCACCAGTCAGCAAAATATCCTCAGAGTGATATAGAGCTGATGCGGCAGTTGCATCAACACGGTATGCCCGGACGTGAAATCGCCAGAAAATTTGGAATACCGCTGCGCACGGTGAATAACTACGTTTATTTCGACAGGAGGGTGTATGAGGGCTGAAGGTTTAAGGTCGGGGCAAGGGACGGAGTGCGACATGAGCATAATTAAGGAAATGCCGGTGGAGCGTGATGAATATGGTTGCTGGACGCATCCGGAGTATAAAAAGTTTTGCGCAGGTCGTGAATATATTTCCACCGAAGAATTTGACGCATGGATGGAGAAAAATAACCTTCAATGGGCCATCATTTACAGAGATGAAGGATGTGCTGACCCTGATGCGTGTGGTGCTGATGTTTCTGTATGGGAACCGGAACGACCAGAGGGCGATGGATGGTTTACTGGTTCGATACATGACACCGAAGATGGTCCGGTCTGCGTCTGGTTACGAAATAAGGTAATGGAATAAATGAAAACAGAAAAAGCAAAAGCACAACTCAGAATAATGCTTTCCGGACCGGCAGCAATATATATGGTTCATTCGCCGGCCATAAAAAGGGTTCTTGATGAACTGGATGCTAAAGACAGGAGAGTTGCAGAACTGACGGATGCTCTTAACCAGATGATTAATGCGCACAAAGCAGTTATCCGTGCAGGTTATGAACGCATTACTGAATGTGGAGGTGACTGTGATTCGCCGGAAAAAATGATTTCAGGAAATCCGGATATCAGAATGGCGGAGATAATTCTGAAATCAGAGGTGGAACTGAATAATTAAATTTCAGCGCTGTAAATAAAACTGAATCCTTAACAGGAGGGATTTCTGCACCCTCAGAACATAAGGAGGCCGCCCGGCAGGACGGTAGTGAAATGCGAAAATTTAAAATAATTATCGAGACGGGAATAGCTGGTGGCGATTTTGAGGACGTATTTGAAGTGGATGATGACGCAACACCTGATGAAATTCATGACGAAGCAAAAGAAATTTTCTTTAACTACTGCAATTACTCATATCACGAAATAAAAGACGAGGAGGAAGAACAAAATGGCTGATTTTGGTTCAACTAAATATAACGTCAGTTTTGAAGAATGGCATGAATTGTTAATGGATTATGCAGAGTTACGCGGTGGAAGTGCTGCTGATGCTGAAGCATGGCGTGATGATTATGAAGCAGGAAAAACTCCGGTCGAAGCATATTGTGATGAATGGGGTGATGAATGAGCGAAATTAATTACCGGGCGTTACGTGAACGTTATGCACCGAAGCCAGTACCAAAATGCCGCATTTGTGGTGATGAAATGACAGTGCAGCGTATATGTGGCAGCCGCATCACGTATGGATGTACAGGCGCAACCTACGACGATAAAGGTCGCTACTACGCAGAAGGCCGCAGTATCGCAGATGACCATTATGAACAGTCCCGCGTCACTGTCATCGATGTTAGCGACCCGGAAGTGCTGGCGTTACTGGATGAACGGGAAGCCCAAAGCAAACGCATTGCAGAGCTGGAGACTAATCTTGCGGCACTGGCGGTGGAGAATGCGGGAATAAAGTCTGCAATTCCTCAACTACGGGATATTGATGCTGACAATGACAATATGGATGACGTATCTCTTGCTGAAGACTTCGGATTCAATCATGCAATAGAGCGGATGAGGAGGCAGATTCCTGAAACCCCAGCCACCGATGCTTTCCTGGCTGAAGTGAAGACTGAAGCACGCAAGGAAGGCGCTTACTTTGTGGCGAACAGAATGCTGGCTGCCTGGGAAGCTGGTTTTATTGATGATACTGCGAAGAACGCCGCGGACATTGCCCGGATGATTCTTACCTCTACTGAGTTTATGGCTAATGCGCCGGAAGGCGATTTTGACCGCTCATTCTCTGATGGCGTTCTCGAAGATATCGCCGCCCAGCTTCGAAAAGGAGGCAAACAGTGAGTAATTCCGCACGACTACAGCTTGGTTTTTCACCGCTATCAAAAACCATCGTGTTGGCAAAAATGCGTGACTTAGGGGATGGAACAAAATGTCGTGTTGGCAATGATCGCGGTCGTGATGTAACCAACGAGGCCGCTCAACTCGTCTGGCATCTGGTCATGGCAGAAGGCGGTGAAATTAATTGGGAGCTGGATGATGGTTCGCGCATGGTGTTGAAGGCAGAAAAACAGGAGGCAACCAATGAGCGAGATTGACTATCAGGCACTGCGTGAAAAAGCAGAGAAAGCAACTAAAGGAAGCTACATCGCAGGGCATACATCTGTTAACCAGCACGGCAATTTAACAGGAGTTTTTGTTTGTCAAAAATGGAAAGGAGAGCCAGGTGGCGTGATTGCAGAATGTCACGTTAACTGCCTGGTTGAAACAGATGCTCAGGCTTATGCAAACGCAGAATTCATAGCAGAGGCTAACCCAGCTACCGTACTGGCACTGCTGGATGAACGGGAAAGAAACCAGCAATACATCAAACTCCGCGATCAGGAGAACGAGGATATTGCGCTAACGGTAGGGAAGCTGCGTGTTGAGCTTGAGGAAGCAAAATCAAAACTCAACGAGCAACGCGAGTATTACGAGGGAGTAATCGCGGATGGAAGTAAGCGTATTGCTGAACTGGAGAAAAGCGAAGAGCAACTCATCAACGAGCGTGACCATGCTGAGTCTGCTTTAGCTGATATGTATTTTGCAGCAACCGGGGATAGGCCTGAGTGGAGTAACTGGTTCGGTTTTTCAGATGCTGTCAATGCCGTGGTTGACAGAATTGCTGATTTAGAAGCTAAACAGCCATCGCCAGTAGTACCGGAAGGATTGATTAAAGCAGTGCGCTTCTATGAACAGGTTAAGCGTGAAAATCCGCCAGTCGAAACCGGAGCATGGAAAGACGCTGTTGACTGGGTGCTCAAAGAGGCTTGCCAGGCTGTAAACACTGGCATCAAAGGAGACTGATATGGCTATCGCTGCAAGTTACACCATGCATCTCTATTGTGACTGCCGCCAGTGTACGGAAGGTGTATATCCAGTGCCAGACTTCGGAGAGTATATCGGTACGTCATGGGCTGGTTGTGCAAAAGAGGCGCGTAAGGATGGCTGGCGAATAAGCAAAGACAAAACACGTGCTTTTGCGCCCGGGCATAAAGTTTTGAGGATTAACAAATGACCACTATTACCAGAGAAAACGCGGAAATTAAATCATTCATCACTGGTTTCCTGAGCGACCCGGCGCACGATAACCAATCTTCAGACAGCCTGCTTGCCAATGTGTTTCGTATCGCACTGGCATCGCTGGAAGCAGAAGCGCCAAGTCTGCCTGGTGGATTTACAATTAAGGAAACACAAGAACTTTACGAAGATTTGGTTCGAAGCCACATAAGCCAGGCTTTAAGTGGCGAAAAGATGAAAAAGAAAGATCGCGATGCTGATTTGCGCTGGATTCATGACGTAATAGTTCAGGCCGCGTGTTTTGTAAAAGCATCACTGGAGAAGAATTCACTATCGGGCACCCCTCCGGTAACTCCGGATGGCTGGATAAGCTGTAGTGAGCGAATGCCTGAAAAGGGTCAGAATGTGCTGATTTCGGTGAATTTCGATAGCTCTCTGGTTGAACCGCTAATATGCTCCGCACGCTATACCGGAAGCACCTTTCGTCGCGGAGATGCAACGATTAAGCCGGGTAATGGTATTGAGCAGGCAACTCACTGGATGAAATTACCGGAACCGCCGCAGGAGGTGAGCTGATGGAAAATGAAGGCGATAATATCATCACACTGGTGCAGCCAAAGCGCGATGAAGAGAAGCTGCTGAACATTACAGTAACTGGCAGAAAAAACTACACACAACAGAGCTGTAAGCATCGGGCCATTGAGGTTCATGAACAGGATCGCGTTATCCTGTGCCTGCAGTGCGGATGTGTTGTGGACCCTTTTCAGTATGTTCTGCGGTGTGCGAACGATGGTGAGGCTGTGGTGAGAGAGATTAGACAGCTTCATAACAGACGCGATCAGCTCCGCGAATCTGTTGCCAGCCTCGAGCGTGAAGAAAAGAACACCAAAGCACGGTTGCGGGCAGCAAGAACTGCAATACTGTATGCGGAAAATGACCTTAAAAATATTGAGCAGAAGGTGAATCAATGACCTGGCCTGAGGCATTCACAACGACAGGAATTGCAATGGCCGTGGCGCTGATGGTGTATTCGATTTGCCGCTGGGGGTAAAAACGGTTTGCGGGAAAAGGGGAGTTAAGTAAAATTGCTGCGGGTGCTTGAGGCTATCTGCCTCGGGCATGAACACCAACGGCAGATAGAGAAAAGCCCCAGTTAACATTACGCGTCCTGCAGGATGCTCAACATTAATCTGAGGCATATGGTGTGCGGATGAAAGAATTAAATAAATTCAGAGTGATAGACCTCTTTTGTGGAGCAGGTGGATTATCTTATGGTTTTCTTCATGGAGAGATGTCCGACCACTTTGAAAGTATCCTTGCTATTGATAATAATGCCGCAGCTATAAATACATACAATGCCAATTTTGGTTTGCATGGAGTTCAGGCAAATATTGAGGAGTGGGTATCCAGTAATACTGTTCCTGAGGCTGATGTGGTCATAGGTGGCCCCCCGTGTCAGGGATTCAGTTTATTGAATAAGAATCGTGATGGTGATCACCGAAGAGCATTGTGGGAGCCTTATATGGATGTCATTGAGCGTTCAAGGGCTTGCATGTTCGTCATGGAAAATGTACCAGGATTGCTGATAAGCGATGAGTTTGCGGACATTACGTTTAGAGCGGAATCCATGGGCTTTATTCTGCTTAATCCAATGGTGTTGAATACTGCTGACTATGGAGTACCTCAGACAAGAAAACGAACGATAGCAATCGGTATCAAACGAGAGCTCTTCGATGTGCATAGTATTCCGGCGTTCCCGCCAGCACCAACGCATCGTTCCCCTAATAAGGATGTCGCTTTGCCAGAATGGGTCTGTACGCGTGATGCAATTGGTGACTTACCTGCTCCTGTTGGAACTGATATTCGTAATGAACTTCCTCCGCTGAACTTACATTTTGGGCGTAATCCCACACCTGTTTCTCTGGAGCGATATAAAGCGGTTCCACCAGGAGGTAACCGTTTCGATTTACAGAAAAAAAGACCTGATATAACCCCGGCGTGCTGGCTAAAAAAGAAATCTGGAGGGACCGATTTGTTTGGGCGTCTGTGGTGGGACAGACCTTCAGTAACGATTCGTACTGAGTTTTTCAAACCGGAGAAAGGGCGATATTTACATCCGGAAGAGGATCGGCCAATAACTCATCGTGAGGCAGCGAGATTAATGTCTTTTCCTGATAATTTCATTTTTACCGGTTCAAAAACTGAGATTGCAAAGCAGATCGGGAATGCTGTTCCACCGCTATTTGCGGCAAAAATCGCACAATATGTGTATGGAGTTTTGCAGGGACGGTATAAGAATAAAATCAGTAAGAATAGTCAAGCAGCCTGAAGGAAATCTGGAAATGAATGGAGATTTGGTTGACAGCATAGCTGGTTTTGCTGAAGCCAGAAAGGAGTTTCACGCCCAATTGTTACTGAATACGCTCACAATTAATACTGCCGGAGTTGTTAGTAATGCAGATAGCAGTAACAAAAACAGTAAAGCTATAGCAAGAGAAATTGCTCGCTTCTTGCAGGCTGAAACGATTGGTGAACGTGTTGCAGGACAAACATCTGGTAATCAGTTCGAGAGTATCTGCGCAGAGTTTATAAGAAAAACCTTTTTTAAACTCAGCCACTTACGCCCTGGAAAATGGAATGTACATCAGGTTTCTGGTAGAAACAGATTAGAGATAGCTAAATATGAACAATATGCCCATCTTATAGCATTGGATAGTGCTGCAAAAAGTAACCCTCAGCTGGCTGCTGCACTGGGGAGTGATTATACGATTTCACCAGATATTGTTGTCGAAAGAGAACCTGAATGCGATCAAGTGATCAACAGTCCTGAATTACTGGTGGATGACTCTGTTACCCGCATGTCAGCTCTGAGGAGTTCGAATGGTGGGAAACCGATATTACACGCAAGTATTTCCTGCAAATGGACAATAAGAAGCGACCGGGCCCAGAATGCTCGTTCTGAGGCATTAAACCTTATTCGCAACCGCAAGGGAAATCTCCCTCATGTAATGGTTGTTACTGCTGAGCCTACTCCAAGTCGTCTGGCGTCCATTGCTCTTGGTACTGGTGATATAGATTGCGTGTATCATTTTGCGCTTTATGAACTTATATCAGCAGTTGAAATACTGGGGCTCAGCGATGCAGCTGACATGCTTTCCGTGATGGTTAATGGTAAAAGATTAAAGGATATTTCTGATCTTCCCTTGGATCTTGCAGTCTGACATCTCTATGTGAATAGAGTCTGTCATATTTTAACTGTGATGGCACGTCATTGACTTCAGTGCATTTTTACTAACCCGCTTCGGCGCTGAGGGATCCCCGTAAATCAGCGTTTCGGCGGGTTTTTGTTTTTCTGGCATTCTGGTTTACAATTCGCACGCCAGCCTGAACAACTGGCACCTGCTGCACTGCGCCATAGAGAGATTGAGAAATGGCGCATATACAACTGGTCAAACAAACCTCCTCCGGATTACTTCTCCCGGCGACGCCGGAGAGTTGCGATTTTTTGCATCAAATCAAAATAGGCGAGTGGATACACGCAGACTTTAAGCGTGTTCGTAACTACGCATTCCACAAACGTTTTTTCAAACTCCTGCAACTGGGATTCGATTACTGGACTCCGACTGGTGGGGCGATCATGCCTCGCGAACGAGAGCTGGTGTCCGGTTTTGTTGATTACCTGTGCGAATCAGTAGGTCGGGAACATACGCCAGCCCTGAGTGATGCTGCAGAACAATATCTGAATACTGTTGCGACACGCAAAACCCGGGATACGGCATTGCTCAAATCATTTGACGCTTTCCGCGAGTGGGTGATCATTCAGGCCGGATTTTACACCGAGCATATTTATCCGGACGGTAGCCGTGGGCGCAGGGCGAAATCCATTGCATTTGCGAATATGGACGAAACTGAATTTCAACAGGTTTATAAATCTGTACTGAATGTGCTGTGGAACTGGATCCTGTGCCGGAAATTCTCCTCTCCGGAGGAAGTCGAAAATGTGGCCGCGCAACTGCTGGAGTTTGCGTAATGATGAATTTACGTAAAGCAGCGCGGGGCCAGATGTGCCAGGTCAGAATCCCTGGCTACTGCAATCACAATCCCGAAACTTCTGTGCTGGCGCATTACCGACTGGCGGGAACGTGCGGAACAGCGACAAAACCACACGATATGCAGGCAGCGATTGCCTGTAGCTCATGCCACGATTTAATCGACGGGCGGGTAAAAACCAGCGATTACACAAAAGAAGAATTACGCCTGATGCATGCAGAAGGTGTTTTTCGCACACAAGAAATCTGGAGAAAGGAGGGATATTTGTGATTTACCCAACGAATACTGGAAAAAGCGGAGAACACCTTCGTCTCACTACGCTGGAAAGTGTCTGGATTCAGGGGAAACTGCGTATGTGGGGGCGCTGGTCGTATATTGGTGGCGGTAAGACGGGGAATATGTTTAACCAGATGTTGACCTCTAAAAAGCTGACAAAAACGGCAATTAACGAAGCGCTCCGGAGGATGAAAAAATCAGGTCTGGACAAGCCTGAACTTGAGGCTTTTTTGCGGGATATGATGAACGGAAATAAAAAAAGCTGGCTGGCGCATTGTACTGATGCAGAGGCGTTATGCATTGATCGGGTGATTAGTGAAGTGCTGGCAGAACACCCAGGATTGATTTGTATCCTCCGGCAACGATATGAAGGGCGGGGGATGACTAAGCGAAAAATGGCTGAATTGCTGAATGATTCACACCCTGAGTGGTGTTTTAGCACATGCGAAAAGCGAATTGCTAATTGGTTGGCAGTTGCTGAGTATGTCCTATATATACCCATGCGAGAATCATTTGCTCAAAAAACAGCTTGATTTTTTACGCACAAACTGCTTCAATTCCGGTACGCTTCGCAAAGCTGTATCGCGAGGCGAATCAAGCGCACGAACTTTACCAGAACCCGCCATTGCGCGGGTTTTGTTGTTCCCGGAAGGGGTGAAGTACGTTAAAACGCAATGGTGATTGAGATTAGTTTCTCCTGTCGTGAAGCCTCTTGACTACATATAAATTTATTTGTTATGTAAAACAAGAAAATATTCTTGAATTGCTAGAGAATTGGCTATGAATGACAGTACTCTACTCAGAAACTCTTCACTTTTTGTTGCTTACATGGGCTGTCTTGGATGGGGAAGTGCTTATTTCTATGGATGGGGGACTTCCTTTTATTATGGCTTTCCCTGGTGGGTTGTTGGTGCTGGTGTTGATGATGTAGCCAGAAGTCTGTTTTATGCTGTTACAGTTATCGTTATATTCCTTATTGGATGGGGAACAGGCGTTGTTTTCTTTCTGGGGATCAAACAAAAAAAAGATATACAGGATTTGAGCTTTATCAGACTTTTTCTGTCTATATTGCTGCTTTTTGTTCCGCCTTCGCTGGAGTTTTCAGTAATTCATCAATATATTGCGCCAGAGATGCTGGTTTTATGTGTTATTACAGCCTTAATTATTACGCTGCTTACCAGGTCTGGCTACAGACTTGTCTCAGTTAAATGTATTTCTGAGATTTCCTTTATTCGCCATCACCGGATTGAGTGCATAATGGCCGGGTTTATGATTTATTTCTGGACATTCTCTCTTATTGCCGGTTGGTACAAGCCCCAGTTTAAAAGGGAATATCAGACGCTCCATTATGAGAATACCTGGTATTATGTTCTTGCACGCTATGACAGTCGTTTAGTCTTATCAGAATCATACAGGAGTGAGAGTACAAAGTTCGTTATACTTAATAGTGAACATATTGATGACTTTAAGATTAATGTGGTCAGAGTGCGTTAATATTACTTGAATAATTTTCTGTTGCTCGTTCAGACCTTTTTGCCATATGTAGACCATTGTGTGGGATTTAATCAGGTGTGTGCGGGGTCTTGCAGTATTAATTACGTGACGCTATTATTCTGCGCGCGGCCCTTTAGCTCAGTGGTGAGAGCGAGCGACTCATAATCGCCAGGTCGCTGGTTCAAGTCCAGCAAGGGCCACCAACCGTCACTAGCTCATCGGGATAGAGCAAACAACACCAGATGTTGTTGTATGGTGCGGGGTTCGAGTCCTCGGTGGCGGTCCAGCGCCGGCTTAGCTCAGCAGGTAGAGCAGATGATTTGTAATCATCAGGTCACCAGTTCGATTCCGGTAGCCGGCACCATATGCGGGCATCGTATAATGGCTATTACCTCAGCCTTCCAAGCTGATGATGCGGGTTCGATTCCCGCTGCCCGCTCCAGTTAAAGTCTTTCAGTCTGCGATGATGGGAAAGCCCGGAGTGACTGAAAGACGTTTAAGTTTTGAATGCTCGTCTTTTCTGCAAAGATGAGTGTTCAAAAGCACTCTGCTTTAATTCCGATTAACTTTGGGTGGTTTGTTGGATAGAGTGCTTTCCTTACTGTAGATCCCGTATGCCCGCTGTTGCGGGCTTTTTTCTTCAAAATAATCCCTTAATTCCTTCCGTGTAAAACTATGCCATCCGTTCCGTGCGGAGGTGAGGCTATGAAATCCATGGATAAAATTTCAACGGGCATTGCCTACGGCACCTCCGCAGGCAGTGCCGGCTACTGGTTTTTACAGTGGCTTGATCAGGTCAGCCCGTCACAGTGGGCTGCGATTGGTGTACTGGGAAGTCTGGCGCTGGGCTTTCTGACTTATCTGACAAATCTGTACTTCAAGATAAAAGAGGACCGGCGCAAGGCGGCGCGGGGAGAATGAGTCGGTGGGTAACAAACTCCGTTATGGTTTATCGGCTGTCGTTCTGGCACTGATTGCAGCCGGAGCTTCTGCCCCTGACATTCTCGATCAGTTTCTGGATGAAAAAGAGGGTAACCACACCACTGCATACCGTGATGGCTCCGGCATATGGACCATCTGCCGTGGTGCCACAATGGTGGACGGTAAACCTGTTATTCCGGGAATGAAACTGTCGAAGGAAAAATGCGCCCGGGTTAACGCTATTGAGCGGGATAAGGCGCTGGCATGGGTGGAGCGCAATATTAAAGTTCCACTGACCGAACCACAGAAAGCGGGTATCGCGTCATTCTGTCCCTATAACATTGGCCCCGGTAAGTGTTTTCCGTCGACGTTTTATAAGCGGCTGAATGCCGGTGATCGTAAAGGTGCATGCGAGGCGATTCGCTGGTGGATTAAGGACGGTGGGCGTGACTGCAGCATCCGTTCAAATAACTGCTACGGCCAGGTGGTTCGTCGTGACCAGGAAGCGGCGCTTGTGTGCTGGGGTATCGACAGATAAGCAGAATATTTCTCTGAAAAATGACGTTGGCCAACATGGGCGGAAAACACGAAATCCTGCAAACTGGCGAATTGTAAGTGAATAAAAGTAAAAACCCCGATTGCTGCGAACAGTCGGGGTTTTTGTGTTTTCCGGTCTTGAGTAAGTCAAGGGGGAAACTTACAGCATGGACATGGAGATTTTCCGTGAGTAAGTATAAACGAATTCTGTTGAGGTTGACTATGAAAAACGGCCTTGAATTGAAAGCTCCGGTAACCGATGACATCAGTGGAGCGGTGGCTTTTGCCATTAAGTGGGTGGCGGTCGGTATTGCTGTGTCTCCGATGCTGTATGGGCTGGCAAAACTGGTCATTGCGTTGAAATCGTGAAGGGAGGATTAAGCATGTCAGACAAACTCATAACGCTGGCGAAGATCCTCTGTGTAATCGTCGGCATTTCATTTTCACTAATGCTGGTTGCTCTTTTTCTTTCCATGGGCTGGATGATGTTGTCTTTGTCGGGGCTGCTGGGGTGAGCATAAACCGAATGCTTTCCGCGTTTACCGTTATTCTGCTGGTGGTCTGTGGTGCGCTTAGTCTGGGGCTGAATCATTACCGCGATAACGCCATCACCTACAAAGCGCAGAGGGATGATGCGAAGGCAAAACTCAGCCAGGCGAACGCCGCCATCGCTGACATGCAGAAGCGTCAACGTGATGTAGCAGAACTCGACGCCAGATACACAAAGGAGCTTGCTGATGCTAACGCGACTATCGAAAGTCTCCGTGCTGATGTTTCTGCTGGTCGTAAGCGCCTGCAAGTCGCCGCCACCTGTGCAAAGTCAACGACCGGAGCCAGCAGCATGGGCGATGGAGAAAGCCCAAGACTTACAGCAGATGCTGAACTCAATTATTACCGTCTCCGAAGTGGAATCGACAAGATAACCGCGCAGGTTAACTACCTGCAGGAGTACATCAGGACGCAA